CACGTAAGAATATACCGTTTGATAACGGGCATGTAAACGTAAGCAGTTTCACAGTAAACTATGAGGAGTATGACGGCTTCGAAGATAGAGGCGAACTGTCCTTTCCTAACCTACCGCCCAACCAATGGTATATGGTAGACTTGTTTCCTGGATTCAATTTTAATCTACGTGGAAGTGCATATCGCAGTGACTCAGTAACTCCATTAGGTCCTAACCGTGTACTGATTGAGTTTAGGGGATACGGACTAAAAAAAGATACTAAAGAAGAACGTTTGACACGAATCAAACATCATAACAGTATATGGGGACCATTTGGTCGCAACCTCCACGAGGATCTAATCGGAGTTGCTGGGCAAGGTACTACAATGCGTGAAGGAACAGAGAATAGACGCATACTACATGGTAGACATGAAAATGGAACTATCCATGATGAAGTAGGTATGCGCCATTACTATTCCGAATGGGGTAAGTATTTGGATATTGACCCTTACCAATAATTGAACTAATTCCGGTTGACAACTGTATACTTTGACTGTATATTAAATATAATAACAGTTAAGGACGACCCTATGTGGAAAGACAAGTATATTGATATGCATCCAGAAGATGATAAAACAGACAAAGTAGCATTCTTTGTATCTATAGTCGGAACAATTATTGCTGGCATTACTACAGAATCGCCTGCGTTAATGGTAATTGTAAGTTTGATACTGTACATCGGTATAAGATGGATAAGAGCAGTATAATGGATAAATCAAAAATGACTCCACAAGAATTGTTTGAATACAAACTTAGATGGAAGCCTGGTGTAACTGTTGACGTACACAGTGATCTACATATACAATGTAAAGATTGGTGTAGACGTAACATGCAACGTTGGGAATGGGGTATGGACACATGGACATACGTATATTCGCACTCTTATCATTTTGAAACACAAGAGAAAGCGGATGAGTTTAAAATTGAATTTAAGGAATGGGTAGACAAAGGTAAAACATGAAAATTAAATTAGAAGTTGAATTGGATACTGAAAAAGATCAGGACAACAACTTGTTAGAAGAAATATTAGATCTTATTGAACGTATCAAAGAAAATGAAAAGGATTAAGTTATTTGGATTTGGATTAAAAAGAGGTTGACTTTTTGGTATTTAGATCGTATAATAGTAACATAATTAGGCAATAAGAGGCAAATATGAAAAACATGAGAACACAACCACAGGACGTAATTTACAAACTTGAACAGCACAACGGTAGGTTAGACAAAGAAACTATCGTATTCAGTGCTATGGGTGAAGGACTTGATGAGTTCTTCGAAGGTGTAACAATGGCACTTGACCCACTTGTAACATTTGGCGTTAAACAAGTTCCAGAAAAAGCAGAGAATGAAGTGCTATCAGCACAAGGTTGTGCTTGGCCAGTATTCAAAGAACTTGCAGATAAACTAATTGCAAGAGAACTTACAGGACATGCGGCACGTGATGCTATCGAACTTGTAATGAGTTCAGCAACGGCAGATCAGTGGAATGGTTTTTATCGTAGGATCCTTATTAAAGATTTACGTTGTGGAGTAAGTGAAAAGACAGTAAACAAAGTTGCTAAAAAATTTAACATGAAGGGCGAAACAAAATATGTTATCCCTACATTCACTTGTGCATTAGCACACGACTCTGCCAATCATGAAAAGAAGATGTCAGGTAAGAAACAAATTGAAGTTAAACTTGATGGCGTAAGAGTTATTACAATTATACAAGGTGACAAAGTAGAAATGTTTAGTCGTAATGGTAAGCAGTTTCATAACTTTGATCACATCATTGAAGAAATTAAAACAGTACTCAAAGATAAGCCTGCACCATATGACCTTGTGTTAGACGGTGAGGTAATGAGTGCTAACTTCCAAGACTTAATGAAACAGGTACATAGAAAGAGTGGTGGTACAGCCAAAGATGCAGTATTGCATTTGTTTGATACTATTCCATTATCCGATTTCAAACAAGGTGGTTGGGACAAACCACAGTCAACAAGAAGTGCAATTACTAAACATTGGGTAGAAAGCAACCAGGACGTTTTAAAGCACGTACAAGCACTTGAGTGGGAAGATGTAGACTTAGACACTCCCGAAGGCCAAGAACGCTTTGTAGAGCTTAATAAGACGGCCGTAGACGGTGGTTATGAAGGTGTAATGATCAAAGACATTGACGCACCCTACGAATGTAAGCGAACACATGCTTGGTTAAAGGCAAAACCATTTATTGAGATTACACTAAAAGTAGTTGACGTCGAGGAAGGCACTGGACGTAATGCAGGAAGATTAGGTGCCGTAATAGTAGAAGGAGAAGATGATGGATACAATTATCACCTTAACTGTGGGAGCGGCTTCACTGATAGTCAACGTGATGAGTACTGGACTGCACGTGATAGTCTCATTGGTCAGTTAATTGAAATTAGAGCAGATGCTCGAACACAGTCGCAAGACTCGGAAACGTATAGTTTACGTTTTCCAAGATTTAAGTCGTTTCGTGAGTATAAAGGAGAAAAAGCATGAGACAGTTTGTAGTACAGAGTTGGAATAGTGTTATGGATGCAGAACACAATCCGTTGAAGAACATTCCCGACTTGATGGTTAGACACATGGTTATGCAGATTTTAGCATTCATGTGGTCAAGTGTATTTGCTATTATGGTTATTAATAGTATTACGGCATTTATGTATAGTGCCATTGGACACGTAATTTTTGTTGCCGCAGTTGTTATTACTGTTGCTACATTTAAAGTTGCAGAAACCAACCCAGGTGCATTTAAGTTTAAGAATGGGTATCATTCACATGGTAGAGGTAGAAACTATACTATCTATCGTGACAAGGATGGTATTGCACATAAGGTGCCATTGGATCCAAATGATCCTGGTGGGGAACACGAATAGGAGTAAGTATGAAAATAGCAAACAAAGATCCGGGTGATGGTCACTTTGCGGTCAGTATTGTAAAAAGTATTTTTAGATTTGTAGCATCAGGTTTACTTGCCTGGGCAGGATATAACTTGTGGACAGGTGAACTGATGTATACAGATTTTTTTATAACTGAAGTAGGGTTCTTAATGATGTTATCAGGTGTAATGTTATTCCTTGCTGAAGTACTTGGAATTGTAGAGGAGATAGTATAATGAAAGAAGGTCCAATGAAGCAACATGTTGAACGTGACACTGAAGGTATGATAAGATCAGAGTATACCACATACACAAAGAAAGATGGTATGTTTATCAAAGAAACTTCAGTACGTAACTTCCAAAAGAACGGTGACTACCACGATTCGTTTTATAGCGATCCATTAGTTAGCCTTACATCAGAGTAGTCATATGAGAGTAGACGAAACTGTCTGGCCCGACATCTCTACAGCACCCCGAATCAGTAATTGGAAATCCTTTGTCCAAGAGATTTGGATGAAGCACAAAGATGAGATTATGGAATGGGAACAACGCCAAGTTGATTACACTTTACAAGATTATTATCTACAACATAAATGGTTTTTACGAAGACTGTTTAGAGCCGAAGGTGGTACAGTAAACACCGAACAAGAATAGTTATAAGCCATTTTTGCTTGACTTTTAATTATTAGACTATATAATATACAAAACGTGAGGAGATTTACAAATGGCATTGACCGCCCTAAAAGGAAAAACATCGAGAAGGAAGAAACCTGTTCGTCGACAAAAGAGTGTTACAGGTGAGGTGTTGTGGACGGAAGAAGAACTAAAGGACTGTACTCCAGAGAACTTCGGCAGAAAAACAAACAAAGCATTAGACTACTATCGACTGGAATGTAAAGGAGCAGACTTTAAACGTTGGACTCTTGAATACATGGACAAGAGCGATAAGTGGCGACAGCATGTAGATAGTTTTAAAAAGGTTCCTGAGAATCGCTTTAACAGTACACTCGGTGCAATGTGTAGAATGTTACAGTTAGGTAAACCTAACATCAATGAAGAATACAATAAGTATTGGGAAAGTTTACCAGGCACAATGGGTACTCCTAAACCAATGAATGTTAGCATTGACGTTTGGCTTGGAGAACTACAATTCAAAGCACAAGCATTTGCCACTGAAGAAGCAGAAGCAAAAGCAGAAATAGAAAAAAAGAAAAAAGCACACCAGCCTACTATACAAGAACGTATATGGGCACAGATGTGTATAATGGACGAGAAGCCACAAGGTTGGTTAGATGAATGGTCTGATGATCCTTTGAAGTTTAACCCTAAAGGCTTTGACTTTAAAAAACATTTTTATGAATTTAAAGTAACACAGGCTCATGCAAGAAAATTAAAAGAGTGTTACTTGCCTGAAATCAACGAACTTAACGAAGTACTTAACCCACCTAAACTATCTGCAAACGCAACAGATCAGGAAAAGGATTGGGCGGCACAGTTAAAAGAAGGGTATTCAATCTTTAGTAAAACAGATATCAAGAAGAAACTACAGGCACTGAATGCGTATATGGGTGCCTTAGACGTAGTTATTGAAACTGCTAAGGCCACACGTAAGCCTCGTAAGAAACGTTCAATTAGCAAAGAGAAACTAATTGCTAAACTTAAATTTGCACTTAACGATAGTAAGTTTGCATTAGCAAGTATCAACCCTATTGAGATTCCAGGCTGTAACGAACTTTGGGTGTTTAATACTAAGACACGTAAACTTGGAAAATATGTTGCTAAAACTATTGACCCATTAGGACAGGAACGTGACGGTACAGGCCTAAGTATCAAAGGAACTACAATTACACAGTTCAATGAAGAAACCAGCATACAAAAGACTTTACGTAAGCCTGAAGAGAAACTAAAAGAATTTAAGGACACAGGTAAACGTAAATTAGTTGATTTCTTAGACACCATTAATGCAGTAGATATTAAACTTAACGGCAGGATTAATCCGGATACTATACTTCTAAAGGCAGTTAGATAAATACTATTATGCAATATAGTGACATAGATAATAACGAAATTACAAAGATAAAACAGGGGCTAATCGAACTTGGCAATAGCATTGAAGTCATTGCCGGACGACAAGTACCTGTTCAGAAAATTGAGGATCGCCAACTGACTGGTAATGCTATTCAGGGTGGTAAGATTACGCAATTTAGAAGTACTGGTATTACTGACCAAGCAAACAAAACTGTTCTGCTTGTAGATAATGCAGGTGTTACTACAGACACTATATCTGTAAAGACACTTGAAGGTGACGTTGCACTTAATGGCAACATGAAAGTTGATGGACACCTTGAAGTAAACAGCCTACACGTAAATGAATTAACTGCTGATGTTAGACAAGAAAGAAGCAGTTCATTAACATTCGATACACAGAATGGTAACTCACCAATAGGCAAAGGCTTAGTATGGCAAGACGGCGACAATGCTAAATCATTTATACTACAAACAAATCCAGATAGACTCTGGAGTAGTAACACTGTCGACTTGCACCGCGAAGCAAACTATTCAATTGATAACGTACCTGTAATTACTGCAACATCATTAGGTGAAACAGTTCTAAGTTCTAAACTTAGATCAGTTGGCAGACTACAAGGACTAACTGTTGACGGAGACTTAAACATAGATGATTTTGTTTTCTGGGACAGTGGTGCAATGCGTATGTCAATTGGCACAGAAGCACCGAACGGACAATTAAGTATTAGTAGTGAAGTTACAGAATTTATTGTTGAACCAGAATATGAAACAGTAAAAGTTGGAACTTACAGTACAAGTGAATTAAAAATTATCACTGACAATACAACACGGATTGGAATATCACCATACGGACATGTAACAATGGGTTCAGCAGAAAACACTGAAACTAAGATTAGCATGTTTGGTAAGGTAGGTATTGGCGTAGCAAATCCAAGTGCTAACTTCGAAGTAGCAGGTCCTATTAAGTTTGAAGGAAAGAAGTTTGCAACAGGCAATGACGCTCCACAAGACGGTTTATGGAGAACAGGCGACATTGTTTGGAACAATACACCAGAAGCGGGTGGTTGGATAGGCTGGATCTGTGTACGCGAGGGAACCCCAGGACTATGGAAACCATTCGGTAATATCGAAGGGTAATCCATGAAAAATAACAAAATAAAAAGACAGGTTAAAGCCTGGAGTTGGATAGGTAAGGTTGCTCCTCTAAGTGCCTTATTTGCAGTAGTATTAATAATTGTATTTGATTTCAAAACAGCATTAGAATGGACCATTGGTGGTATTGCTATGGCGTTTGGCATAGTAGCATTTACTTGGTGGTGGTGGGTAATTTATGCAGTTAGAGAACTTAATCAGTTGTTAACGACTACAACAGAACGTTTCGATCAAGTCATCAAAGACATACGCTCTTTAAAAGAAGACTTCCGTAAAAAAGATAAAAAGTAATATTACGCTATTAATGCGTTTTGAACTGCGATTGGCAACCAACCATTAGTACCATAAATCATTGTAACACTATCGTGTACAGCGTCAAAAGTAATAGTTGTACCATTTGCAAGTGTAGTTGGAGTAATTGTTGCGTCACCACCATCTACTACCATACTAATAATTTTCATTTGTCCTAATGCGCCGTTTGCCAGTGTGTATGCATCTGCGCCAGTAGTTGTAATTTCTGTGTGAAGTGTTGTTAAGTTAATTACACCTGGTCCACTAATAGTTTGTCTACTACCAACAAATGCACCTGATGCAGTTAAATCACCACTTACTGACAAATCACCAGTAACTGCTGTACCGGTATCACCTACAAGTAATCTAAGACTACCACCATCTGCTCTAAGTACAAAATCTTCATCTGCTGATAATATTATTTGTTTTCTTCCTAAAGAAACATCTGTTTTTAAACGACCGAAGTTATCAGTTTCTTTCTTAAAAGTTAATAGATCAGTATGGCCTGAATCTGGATTTTCAAAGACCGCTGGTATTGTTAAATGTTGAATACCATCTACTTGTTGTTGATAAACTTCCCAAGTATTAGTATGTGTTCTATAGAATGTGAATTCATATATGTTTAGTTTATTAAGGTCACTTGTAACAGTACCTAAATCTGTTGCGCCTTGAACAACACCATTAATTTCTATTGTAGGAATATAAGAAAAAGTATTACCTTGTAAGATATGTATTCTTACACGTCTTACTCTTTGTGTGCTTGTTTCAAGTCCTGTAAAGTTTGCAACAAGAGCGCCACTTGGTGCGTTCCAATAAACGTTCTGTGTGTCAGTTGTATCAATAACATATGTTCCAGTTGATACGTTTGTGTACAACATTTTTTCTTGAGCACCTGGACTTGAACGTAATTCTTTTTCAAGTGTTACTGGACTTGCTATTGAAAAAGGTTGTGCCGCATTAGCACTATTAACAAGTTTACCATTAACGTCTACACCCACGCCACTATTAAATGCAATGCTTGTATCTGATACAATCGTTAATGCACCTGTTTTGTTTATGTTTGCATTTACTTCACCAACTATCTGATTGGCTGTAGCATCAATTAACTGTGATGTACCGTTCGTTCCGTATGCATCACTCATCATCTTGAAGCCTGTGATGTTACCAGCAGTAATTGTACCTACAGTATCTGTAAAGGTTCCTATCTCAGCGTTAGCAGTTGTTACTTGTGAGTTATTAACTTCTCCTATTACTGTACCTGTGTTACCATCAATAACTGTTGTACTGTCATCAACAGCAAACACTGAACCTTTTAGGTCGCCTACAAATCCTTCATAAGCAAAAATTGGATTATTAATAAATGGTGCTTTAGGATCAATACCTGTATTTGATTCAAGTGTAATTTTACCTGCGTCAGCATCAATAAGGATATCTCCTGCGCCAGCCGTTACATTGATGTTACCACTTGTAACATCTAAATTCATATTACCGTTTGTTACAGTGCTATTAAGATTGCCGCCTGCTAATACAGAAATGTTTATATTACTTTGACTGTTAATGTTTACAGTTCCAGTTGTTGAAGCAGTATTAAACTGTGATGAAGTTACAGTAAATGGATTACTACCTACATTAACATCAGCAGTAAGATAACCGTTGACAGCGTCTACAAGTTGTGTGCTGTCATCAGCAAATACACTACCAGTTATTTCACCGTCGAATGTTCCTTGTAAGTGTCCATGGAATGTGTTAGCATATACATTGTCGTATGGCTCACTGCCTCTACCAATGTCGTTAACACCAAGTGGTGCAAGGTCACGTGTTCTTACTGTACCAGTACCGCTTTCAGTTCTTAGCACAGGATTATCTGTAATCTCAATTATTTCATAGTATGCTTGAAGTTCAAGTGTAATTGTGCCGGTGTTACCTGACACAGCAAATACTACTCTGTATTGTCCGCCACTGTTATCTGCTTCGTTGTATAAGTTTGAGAATTCGTATGGTATACCTGTTACACCTGAAACTGTATCAAGTGTTGTCCAAGTAACACCGTTGAATCTTTGTAAACTTGCCGATACTGCTGTTGCAGATGTTCCACTATCTAATTGGTAACCTACTGTATATTGCAGTACGCCTTTAGAAGGTTTACTGTTAAATGTAAATGTTTTTGTAACAGTGTTAGATGTAATTTCTCTTTCAGTGATTGCAAGTCTAAGTGCATCGCCTACTGTACCAGTACCTAAGAATTCTGCACTCGGAGAAACAAATCCATCTTCAGTTGTACTACTTGTAATGTTTCCAACTTCAATATCTTGTATGTAAAGTTGATTAGTAGTAATAGCATTTCTTTTTGTTACAGTGTGTAACGTGTCTATTTCCGCTACTGCAAAAGAACCAATTTCAATTTCGTTTGCGTTCTTTCTTGTTAGTTGTATGCCACCTGCCGCTGATAATTCAACATGAGTTGTTGCGGCATTTACATCTGTTAATTCTATCTTTGTTGTACCTGGTGGTACATCTAAACTGTAGTTAACGTCAATCATCATAATGTCGTCGCCAGCAGTAGTTGTTATAGTACCGCCTTGTCCAACGTTGTCATGTGATCCGTAATAAAATGTTGTTGGTGCTGAATCGTTTAATTCAAGTTTTACTTGTCGAGTAGTTGCACCTGTAAATCCAAGTTTGTAATTAGTCTTAGTTACTGATACATCATCAAGCAAGTAAGTTACACCTGTTGTATATTCTTCTCCGCTGATAGCACCACTTACAGCACCATCGGCTGTGTTACTGAATACAAGTGGACTTAGGTATCCACCATATGATGAATTAGTAGCATCAGTTTGATCAAATATGTATGTACTACCTCTTGCTAACGTAAGTGGTTTTTGTTCTACACCATCAAGGTACATAGCACCCATTGACAAACCACCGCCATTATCAAAACCTACTGTAACGGTTATTGTTGCACCTGGATTAACTGTTGGGACGTTCCAACTAACTCCGTCACCTCTACGAATCGTTAAACTGTCATTGACATTGTCTGCTTCAAGTCGTTGTTCGAGAGTTGACCCATCGGGTGAATAAAGTTTGATGTATCTAAATATATCGTAAATTGCTGTGGGCATACCAGTATTGTTCCTATTAACAGTAGTATTTATTAAATAATTGCATGTTAGTAGTAGGCAACGGAGAAAGTCGTAAAGGCATTGTATTAGACCACTTAATGGTTCCTAAAGTAGGCTGTAATGCTATATTTAGAGAAGCAAAAGTGCTTCATATTGTGTGTTGTGACCAACGCATGGCTCAAGAAGCAGTCAATAACTTTGTAAACTTAAAGTCGGGTATCTGGACACGCTTAGATTGGTTAGAACATTTTAGAGGTAAACACAATGTAAATTGTGTGCCTGGACTATGGTACGCAACTGATGAAAAACGTGATCAACCTTTTCATTGGGGAAGTGGATCGTATGCAGTATTAATTGCTTGTATGCATTCTGAACACGATGATACTGTTGACTTGTTAGGGTTTGACCTATATGGTATTGATAATAAAGTAAACAATATGTTCAAAGGCACACGTAACTATGCAGATGCAGATTCAAAAGAAATTGATCCTTCTTTCTGGATACATCAAATAGGCAAAGTTATGGAACACTACTCTGCTAAGAAGTTTAGAGTATTCAATAAGGAAGGTTGGAAAATGCCTGATAAATGGAAACTTGATAACGTAGAATTTCACAACATTGAGGAACTTGAAAATGTCCTATAATCAAGAAGACCTTGCACTATTTCCTACACTTGTAAGTGCATTTGATCTAAGCGGTCATTCACAGTTGCAAACGTGTCTTGATATAATTGAAAAAGCCGAAACTGGCGACCATGCATTAATACTTGGTGGCAAGAGTAGTTTTATTAAAGGCGACGAAGAATTTTTATTTAACTCCGAACTTACAAAACTAAGAACTGATATCCAAAACTGTATTGACAGTTATGCAAAATCCGCAGGACTTGAACCAGCCATTTTAGGAACAAGTTGGTTTAATATAATGGGCGAAGGTGGACAAGTTGATAAACATAGACACGAAGGTAGTGTTGTTAGTGGAGCATTTTATCCACACGTTGATGATGAAAGTTGTCCATTAATTTTTGAATCGCCATTAAGACCTTTGAGAATGAACGATGTCTTTGACTCACAGAATTCATTTAGTAGTTACTTTGCAAGTTGCAAACCAAGGACAGGATTGTTATTAATATTTCCAAGTTGGCTTGAACATAAGACTGATCCAAATACTTCAGCAAAACGAATCACAGTAAGTTTCAATACTATGCGTAAGAATTTGATTCCTCTTGTTGCCGCGAAGATGCACCATTATGGTAAATTTCCGGTTGACAAGGGTGATTAATTATTGTATAATTAGTACATGAATAAAGAGGACTTAAAGACGTCGACCCTCTCTAAATACTCCGCCGTTTCACATATAGGAGAAAATAATGGGAAAACATTATAGCACAAAACATTACGGACACAACATTGGGTTGAGTGCCGTCTTTAGACAACCAAACGCAGATCATTCACACTGTCATTTGTTACATGGTTATTCATTAGCATTTACATTTACTTTTGGTTGCGATGAATTAGATAACAAAAACTGGGCAGTAGACTTTGGTGGACTGAAACAAATCAAAGCATGGCTTGAAGATAACTTTGATCATAAGGTAGCAGTTGATATCAAAGATCCACACATGGATAAGATGAAAGAACTTGAAGCACTTGACCTTGCAGAGATTAGAGTCTTTGACGGTGTTGGTGCAGAGAAGTTTGCCGAACACGCCTTTAACTTCGCAGACAAACTGATTAGAGAACAAAGCAACGATCGTTGTTATGTTACAAGAGTCGAGTGTGCAGAACACGGTGCCAACTCAGCAATCTACGAAGGATAACTGATGAAGAACTATGTTGTATGCCTGAAGTGGGGCGACAAATATAGTGCAGAATATGTTAACGTGTTAGCCAACATGGTAGCACGTAACACCACAGTACCTTACGAGTTCGTTTGCTTTACTGATAACAGCAATGGTATTCAACCAGGTATAAGAGTTTTACCACTACCAAATTTACCAATAACAGGCTGGTGGTATAAACCTTACTTCTTTTGTCCACAACTTCCAATCAGAGGTAATTTACTTTACTTTGATCTTGATGTTATTATTTTTAATAACATTGACAATCTCTTTACATACAATCCAGATTATTTTTGTATTATAAGAGACTTCAATAGACATCTTAGACCAGACTGGAAGAAGATGAATAGCAGTGTGTTTAGATTACGATCCGGAACACAAGAACATGTATGGACGCAGTTTGAAAAAGATAACTTTGTAGTTACTAAAAGATTACACGGAGACCAAGATTGGATTTTCAATCAAGTACGTGATACTTTTTGTTTTTGGCCAGATGAATGGATACAAAGTTACAAATGGGAAATGCGTAACAAGCCGCCAATGAGTAGAATCAATGGTGTTCGAAACTTTAATGTACCTGGCGAACCTATTATAAAACCTGAAACAAGTGTAGCAGTGTTTCACGGAGAACCACACCCCCACAATAGTGTCGACCAATGGTGCAAGGATAACTGGAAATAATGAAATTTGTTTTTGACGTAGATGGAACTCTTACCCCCAGCCGTTCTCCTATTAATAAAGAATTTGAAGAATGGTTTTACAACTTTTCTAATAGACACAAAGTCTATCTTGTTACAGGTAGTGACTATGAAAAAACTATAGAACAATTAGGCGAACGTATATGTGAGTCTGTTGACACAGTTTATAATTGTAGTGGTAGCAGTGTATGGAAACAAGGTAAAAATGTTTATAACAATGATTGGCATTTACCAGCAACTGAAAGATCATTTTTAATACAATGTTTAACTCAAAGTAAATTTGTATTGCGTACAGGACTACACATTGAAGAACGTAAGGGTATGATTAACTTTAGTGTTGTAGGACGTAATGCTACATTAGGTGAACGTAAATTATATGTCAAGTGGGACACTGAACAAAACGAACGTACTCGAATTGCATCAGAGTTTAATAGTATGTTTCCTAATTTGGTTGCAACTGTAGGAGGCGACACAGGTATCGATATTAGTCCTCGTGGCAGTGATAAAAGTCAGATACTAAGAGATTTTGATAAAGAAGAAATTGTGTTTTTTGGAGATGCCATGTACGAAGGCGGAAACGACTATCCATTAGCAAAAGCAATACTTGACAACTGTATAGGAAGATGTTATACTGTTAACAGTTGGAATAGAACATGGGATATATTAAAAGATTATGATTAAACGTATAGGTTTCGCATGTAAGTACATGCACCCTGATCAAACACAAAAGAAGAAGTTGTTAGAAGAAATACAACGACCTTTGAATACTCGTTCAACAACTGTACAATGGTTGAACAGACAAACAAGGGAAGTTGCCGAGCAACGACTGTGGGACATTATGGTTCACAACATACAGTCGTATATGAATTTGATTTCTTATGTAGGAGGTTTACCTAATGAACTTAGAATGGTACGTCTTGGTAGTGATGTTCTCCCTGTTTACACTCAGTCTGATTGGTCTTATTTCTGGCGCAAGCCTGATGTACGTGACTATTGTGCGAAAAACTTTGCGAACGTGGGCAAACGTGCGAGAGACTTGGATGTTCGTCTTAGTATGCATCCTGGTCAGTTTACTGTCCTGGCAAGTGATAATCCAGATATCGTAAATAGAAGTATAGAGGAGTTTGAATATCATGTTGATTGCATCAGATGGATGGGCTACGGCCAACAATTCCAAGACTTTAAATGCAATGTCCACATATCGGGTAGGCAAGGTCCAGCCGGTATCATCAATGCTCTCCCAAGATTATCTCAAGAGGCGAGAAACGTTATTACGATCGAGAACGACGAGATGTCGTGGGGCATCGATGCGTCACTCGAACTTGAGAAACATGTCGCACTCGTACTTGACATACACCATCACTGGGTGCGTACAGGAGAATACATACAACCCTCCGACGATAGATTTCACCGCGTAGTTGACAGTTGGCGTGGTGTACGTCCTACTATTCATTACAGTGTATCACGTGAAGACTTACTTGTAGGACATGATCCTAACGTATTACCTAACATGGACGAACTACTTGAACAAGGCTTTAAGAAAGCAAAACTACGAGCTCACAGCGATATGATGTGGAATCATGCTGTTAATGACTGGGCTCTACAGTTTAACGATGCCGCAGACATTATGGTAGAGTCTAAACACAAGAACCTTGCTTCACGTAGACTGTTAGAACATAAGGTAAATACAGTATGCGATTTAAACAAATCAAATCCTGTGAACGAACCAAAGCAAGAACTTGTCAGTGCGAGAGCCTAAGCAAGATTACTGAAGCAGAAGACTCAAATGTTGTAGCCGTATGTGACTTAGTCCATTCGGACACTGTTAAAGGTACAATCTTCTTTATGCAAGGACCAGGCACTGCTACTCTTATAAAGGGTAAGATAACTGGGTTAACTGAAGGTGAACATGGATTCCATGTACACGAATTTGGCGATTTATCCAACGGATGCGAAAGTGCAGGCGGGCATTACAATCCAGACGGGGTAAAGCATGGAGATCTCAAAAATGGCCATGTGGGTGATTTAGGAAATATCACAGCCGGATCTGACGGGATATCAGATTTTACAATTAAAGCAAAACGTATTGATTTAATAGGCGAGAGAAGTATTATTGGTAGAGCAATAGTAGTTCACGAAAACACAGATGATTTGGGTAAAGGCGGAGACGCTGAATCGTTGAAAACCGGAAACGCAGGTGAAAGATTGGCTTGTGGGGTAATTACACTTACAAACGGAGAAGAAAAATGATTAAATTTTTAAAATCTCTCTTTGGTGCTGGAGAAAAGAAAACTTTGAAACTTTCAGAACACATTGCTAATAAGAAGGTTAAAGTACAGAAACAAGCACCTTTAATTTTGGTGCCATCTAAAGCAGACATGTCAAAGATGACAAAAGCAAAATTAGAAGAAATGGGTCGTAAACACGGCATTGAGTTAGACAAACGTCTTACAAAAGACAAACTTGTAACTCAATTACGTAAACACATGAACGACAAAAACAAAGGGTAAACAAATGAAAAATTGGATTCAAAACAGACTTGATGAAAGAACTTCATGGGACGGCGCAATGCTTGTCGCAGTAGGAGTTATTGTCCTAATTGCAGGACCATTTGCTAAATTAGCGGCATACGCGGCAATTGGCTACGGTGCTTGGACTATTTGGAAGTCTGAATAATTATAGTCTATCTATTGTAAGTAGACTATCCACAGTAGTGTTTAGTTTGCGCCTTTGCTCTGCACCTTTCTTTTGTGCAAAACGTTTAGGATCGCATTCTGGACACACGTGGTTATAAGCATTATCTAATCTTTTAGGATCTACTTGTCCTTTGTCACGTTTAAATTCTTCGTGACAGTTATCACATTCAAATATTATTACAGTCTTAACACGCTTGTATGAATGGGGTTTACCTTTTTTGGATTTCCTATTGTACCACTTAACTTCTTGTTCTGTTCTATTAAACATATAAGTATTTACCTGTTTACATTCGGATTACAAAATATAAACTAAATAATAGTAAGGAAACAAAATGACAGCAGTAGTGCAATTAACAGAAAATGCAAAAGAACGTATGGTAGATATGTTAAATGAGCATAATAAACAGGTAGTACGTCTGTCGTTACAAGGCGGTGGTTGTGCTGGTTTTAAGTATGACTGGGCATTAGATACAGCATCACAACCAGGTGATGAAGTTATTAAACTGCCAAACGGAGAGTTTGCTATTGATGATACAAGTATCATGTATTTGTTAGGTAGCATTGTAGATTATAAAAAAGAAGTATTTGGTTCTTACTTCACAATAGAAAACCCTGCTTCAACATCAAGTTGTGGTTGTGGTGAGTCAATAGGATTTTAAAGTATGGCAAAACAAACAGTTAATATCGGTGTAGAGGGCAATGACGCTACCGGTGATAGTATTAGAGACGCCTTTAGTAAAGTAAACACAAACTTTAGTGAACTTTACGCAGTATTTGGACAAGGCGGTACTATTCGATTTACTGCACTTTCAGATACACCAGATGAATTAGGTGCTAACAAGATTCCAGTATCCAACGATGCTGGTTCAACATTGTTAATGAAATCAATTGAAGGCGGAACTGGTATCTTAATTGATAACACTGATCCAACTAAACTTGTTATTACAAACAGTGGTGGTGCAATTAGTTCAGACTTACAACCAACCATTGGTGGTTACTTAAATGGTTCAGGTAATTATACACTTGGTAACATTGGACCAATTACAGACCAAGCGGCAACAGATTTTAACACAACACATTCAACACAAATTTCAGTACATGATTTAGTTGCTGATAAAAAATACAACGACAACAGATATCAAATTGAAGGTTCTCCAAATAGAATGAGAGCAGAACCTGCTGATGGCACAGAGTATTCAAAAGTTATTGGTAGTTTTGTAAACAACAATGTCATTCTTTCATTACATGGTTACGATCATAGTATTAACGGACAAGGTTTCAAATATACAGTTTCACAAGGTGACGCGGCGGCGGCTAACTTAACAGACTCTACAGTTTACTTCTTAAGATATGTAAATGCTAATCAGTTAAGTTTACACCCAACAGCGGCAGATGCCTTAGCAGACACAAACAAAATTTTAGCAAACGCAGGAGCGGCAGGTAACCCAGGTGGTACACACACGCTAACTGACAATGAATATAATTCTGCATTATACGGTTCATACTTAACTACAGAAGCATTACCAAGAAGTGCTACAGTACGTAGACAAGGTGATGACATGACAGGTCCACTTTACTTGCATGACCATCCAGGTAACTTGTCAGGCAGTGGTACACCAAACGATGTAGATGATTTACAAGCGGCATCAAAGTTTTATGTTGACAATTCAAGTTTTACAAGTATTGTAGATTTGTATGTTAGAACAAACGGAGATGACTCACAACAATTTTCACCAGTAGGTAAAGAAGGACGTAGTTTACAATTTGCTTACAAGTCAATTGGTAAAGCGGCTGAGAAAGCAGAAGAACTAATTGAAACATCACCGTTAGAGCCAGGTGCTTATGTACAAACAGTTACATATAACAACGGTGCATCAAATAGTACCATTGAAGCTCAAGCAATTACATCTCCGCATACAGACGGTATTCCGGCGGCAACACTACTTAGAGCAAACTTAGATTTTATTAGAAAAGAAATTGTATCATACGTTAATGCAACGTATCCAGATTTCCAATACAACGAAGCAACTTGTGAAAGAGACATGGGTCTTATTACACAAGGTTTGGCTATTGATATTGAACAAGGACTAAATGCTAACTCACAGGCAATACTTGCTGGTAAGAGATACTTTAGTTCTGTATCAGGACAAATTGCAAGAACAACACAAAAAACAGAAACACTTGCAGGTATTAACTACGGTAAAACAATTATCAATACTATTTTACAAAATGGTCAAGTTTTACCTATTAGAAATACAGACGGTGTTACACAAACTATTGATGGATCACAAGTTGTTACATCATCAGTTAGAAATGCTGTACTTGGTAAAATTGATATTATTACAAATATTGTTGACAACGGGTTAGGTGTACTTGATACAACTACACTCATTGAAGGTTCAACTGTAACACTTACTGTTGACAATGGCGGACAAGGTTATGTTGACCAAGGTGCGGCATCAAACGTTGATATACTTCCAGGTAAAATTTTAAGAGGTAAGACATCAGGTGCGTTAGGTAGAATTGTAAAATATACAAGAGGCGGGGCACAAGATGAGTTACGTGTATTCTTAATTGAACCTAAACTGTTTAGTACACAAGAAACGTTTGAATACGGTAACTTTGCAATTAAAACACAAATTTGTATTCATGTTGAATCAGGAATTTACGAAGAAGATTATCCAATCAAACTTCCTGCTAACTGTTCTATTAAAGGTACAGACTTTAGACGTACAATTATTAGACCAAAGAACAGAGGTTCACAGTCTAAATGGATTAACACATACTTCTTTAGAGATGCAGAGTTTGATGGCTTAGATTTGATTCCTACACAGAATCCAAATGCTGTAGCAATTATCCAAGCAAACAAAGAATTTATTAAAGACGAAACTATTGCATTTATTGATGCACAAGTGGCAGGTAGTATTTCACCATTTGGCGGATCGTTTGTATATAATAAAGCCAAGTGTGAAAGAGACACAGGAATTATTCTTGATGGTATTGCACACGATATCAAATACAACGGTAATGCTAAAACTTACTTAAACGCTGGGAAATACTATAACGGTGCAGTTAGTTTAATTACTGGACAAGAAGCACAAACAGCGGCGGCTCTTGCGTTTACAAGAGGCCTTGTAGTTAACAATATTTTACCACAAGCGGCTTACACACCATTACAATCTATTACAACGCAAACAACAGGATTAACTGCAACTGAAGCAGGACAAACTGCAAGAGTAACTACACTAATGGGCTCTATTGAAAATGTTATTACTAACGGCCTAAGTGTTATGCCTGACTTGGAAGATCCAAGATACGGTTATCATTATACAGCAAATCCAACGTTACCAGTTAACATTGGTTCAGATGCTTCTGATAATCCAGGTAACTTCCCTAATGCGGCAGAGTTATTAGGACTAAACAAAGACTTTATTATTGAAGAAGTTATTGCTTGGATTAATGCACAAGTTACAGGTGGTGTAGGTATATGGAGTGGCTTTACTTACAATGAAACAAAGTGTCGTAGAGATACAGGAATAATTTTAGATGCTCATGTTGCTGACTTGAAAAATCCAGCAGGTGGTAGAGTAGAAACACTTGCAACACAGGCGGCATACTATTCAGGTGCAGTAGCAGGACAAGAACAACAGACTACAGCGGCAATCAATATTATTAAAACAATTACACCGAGTGTATTTGCTAAAACAGCATTTGGTTCAAGTTTACAAAGTACTGTAACACAGAACACAACTGCATCAGTAGTAGCAGAGTCCGGAGTACAAACACATTCAGATGCATTGATTGCTTGTATAGTATTTGCATTTGATGCCAGTTACAATCCACCTAAGAACAACTTAGACATTGACGTGTTTATGATGAATGATTCAAACAGAATCATGAACACAAGTATGCAAGGACATGGTGGCTTTGCACAGGTACTTGATCCAGATGGACAGATTCTAATTAAATCTCCTTACGTACAGGTTAACAGTTCATTTAGTAGATCCGCAAACAAACAAGCATTCCGCGGTGGTATGTACATTGACAACTTTGTTGGTAACTCAACAATGACTGTTGATACTAAAGACGATGCATTCACACTAAACGTATCAAGTGGCGTAGGTAGTGGACTAAGACAAAGACGTCCGCAAACACCTTGTCCATTCTTTATTGACGGTATACGTTATCAAGTTGATGCTGTTACAAATTATGACCAAGCGGCAGGTACAGCAACACTATTCTTAAATCCAACTTCGGGTATTAGTAATGCTGGTTTCCAATTTTCAGATGGTACTGATATTGTATTACAAACTGCTGGTAACACTTCAATGTTGGCAAATGACTATACACAAGTTAATGACTTAGGTTATGGTATTGTTGTTAACAACGGTGCATTAACAGAACAAGTTTCAACATTTACATATTACTGTCATGCGGCATACATGGCAAACAACGGTTCACAGATTAGATCACTAAATGGTTCTAACTCAAATGGTAACTATGGATTAGTTGCATCAGGATCAGATCCAAACGAAGTTATTGATCAAATTACACTTGAAGAACCTATGGTACAAACTGCTCGTGTTTACGACAATGGTACCACAGCGATTAACGAAGCAGGTAAAAATATTGTTTACATCTATGACACAGGCACTATTCCAACTAACGTTTCAGAACTTGAAATCACTCACGGTGGTGCAAATGATATTGTAAGATATGAAATTTCAAGTATTCAGTCAACAGCGTTTACAGATGTTGCTGGTGCTTCACGTGATGGTAAAATTTATAAACTTAATATTTCAGGTAACGAAGGTTTAGCGGCGGCACTAACAAATAATCAAAAGGTTATTGTTAGAGGTTTACAAAACTTTATATTTGATGACTTAGAAAATACAGCAGTTATTAGACCATCAACTGCTATTGTGTTTGACGAACAAGATACGTTTACATATAGAACTATTGCGTTTGGTGGTGCTAACTCAGTTGGTACTGCACTTCCAGGTGCTAATCAACAGTTGGTTACATTTGATTCTAACTATGATTATATTAGATGTGTTGTTAACCAAGCGAACATCGCAGGTACAGCCTTTGCTGGTACAGGTACTACACATGGTGGCACAGTAGGT